CAGCTATGGTTTGTCGTACATTTTGTGTTGCCATCTGTTCTCCTTAGTCGTGAGCTCCCGAAGGAGCTCACTATATTATTTATTAACTCCAAGCAAAAGTGCCAGTTACAGCTAATGGATCACGTGCAAGGTCGTATGCAAAATGCCATGTTCCATCTGTAATACAAGTAAAAAGTAAGCAAATTCTATATGGAACAGACACCGATGCTATTTCTGCAGCAGGAACTGCGACAACTTTAGTTTTATTAAATAGTGGCCCATGGGTTAATGCTCAGACAGTCACTTTAACTTCTACTGCTGATAACAGTGGAAGAACTTTTGTTGTTGTAGGGAAGGATGCTGACGGAGATGCTCAAACAAGTGCGGCAACTACTGGACCTAATGCTACTACAGAAAGTGTAGCAGGCACATGGACAGAAGTTACAAGCATAACGGCGAGCGGAGCAATCACGACTGATATTTCATCTGGAGTGGTTAGCGGAGCAACTACAGGAACTGTATTTGCTGGTAGAACTCGAATAAGAGGAATGAACGGAGTAGCCGGCGCTGGAGCAGGACGTCTTTATTTTAAAAATTCTTCTGCAACTACGGGTGCTAATAAATTAATTTTAGATGTAGATAGCGGAGAAGCAGTTGCTCCTTATATTCCGGATAACGGAATTCTATTTGCAGATGGAGCTTATTTCGCTTACGATGGAACGGCTGTAGTCGGAGTATCAGTACAGTACGACGGTTAGGAGGCTAAATGGCGACATCTTCAACAGTTGCATTTAACCCTTCGGTTTCTCAATGCATCGAAGAAGCTTATGAAAGATGTAATGTACAATTAACATCTGGAATGAGTTTAAGAACTGCTCTTTTTTCCCTTAATATTTTATTAAGTGAATGGGGAAACAGAGGAATTCATTTTTGGGAAGTAGCTAATAGCAGCCTTTACCTTACAGAATCTCAACGTCAATATGATATCTATTGGGATTCTACAATACGAGATTCTTCCACTACCTATCCATCAACAACGGATGGTTCTTCGGCTTATGTTTATAATGCCACTGATATTTTAACCGCTTCTTATCGGAGTGGAACTGGAACCAGTCAAACTGATGTGACTCTCACTAAAATTGATAGAGCAACTTATGCCGCTCTCTCTAATAAAAATTCAGAAGGACAACCTTCTCAATTCTGGGTTCAAAGATTTATTGATAAAACAACTGTCACTCTCTACATAACTCCAGGCAGTTCACAAGCCGGTAAGTATCTTAATATTTATTATGTAAAAAGAATTTTTGATGCAGGGATTGCTCATCCAGATTCGCAAGCTTCGGATACTCTTTCAGCTTATTCCCGTACAGGAGATGTTCCTTACAGATTTTTTCCGCCTTTAATTTCTGGATTAGCTTTTTATTTAAGTCAGAAAATTAATCCAGCTAGAACACAAGAATTTAAACTTCTTTACGAAGATGAAATGGCTAGAGCTCTTGCTGAAGACGGTTCAGCTTCTAGTACTTATGTAACTCCTCAATCTTATTATCCAGCGGGGTAGCTAATGACAGCAAGATTTTCACAAGGTAAATATGCTTTGGCAATTTCAGATCGGGATGGACAAGCTTATCCTTATACGGAAATGGTTAAAGAATGGACAGGTGCATGGGTCCATGTTTCTGAATTTGAACCTAAGTCTCCTCAATTAGAATTGAAAGTAACAGGAGGAGATCCTCAAGCTTTACAACATCCTCGAAGTGCAAGAACAGAATTTGCTACTACATCTTTATTACAATATAACCCCTTCTTTACGACTACGGCTGCCACAGCAGTTATTCGAGTTTTTCAACCCGGTCATACACGTACATTAGGAAATACATATCGATTTTATGGTCCACCTACTTTTGCTGATGCGTCTGGAAACGCACAATATAATGATTGTTATAATGTAGATTACAGGGGCTGAGATTTGTAAGGAAGCTGGACATGTTATTTCACAATATGGAAGTACCTATGATCAAACCTATAATAATTATCAGTTTACAGTGACATCAGGGACTGCTACAAATGGAAACACTCAAGGAGGAGGCGGCTCAATTTCGATTGGACCTGTAACTTTACAAGCATAATGGCAAACTTTACTTACGCAACATTAACCACAGCAATTCAAAACTACACTGAAGTAGGAACCTCGGTTTTTACTTCTACCATCACGGATCAATTCATTGAGAACGCTGAAGAAAGAATTTTCAGGGATGTTAATATTGATGCTTATCGTTATTATGATACTGCAACTTTAGTTGTGGGACAGACGACTTATAACACTCCCACATCTAGTTTAATTACGAGAGCTCTTAAACTAACAGATAGTTCTAGTAACATGTGGTATTTGCAAAAAGTGGATCAAACCATGTTAGATGAATATAGTCAGGATATAGCTACTGTGGCTGCACGCGCAAAACCTAGATATTATGCTATGTATGATGGAGGATCCGGTACTACCACTGGATACTGGAAAATAGCTCCTGCCCCTGATGTAGCTTATACCGTTGAAGCTGAATATATAAAAATGCCAACGGGTTTAGACTCTAGCTCACCAACAAGTACTTTTATCAGTAAGAATTTTGGAAACGGCCTTCTTTATGCTTGCCTCGTTGAAGCTTTTGGATTTTTAAAAGGTCCAATGGATATGTTGACATACTATGAGCAACGGTATAAACAAGAAGTAGATAAATTCGGTCTTGAACAAATTGGAAGACGTAGAAGAGGCGATTACACAAGTGGTACAATCAGGATTCCTCTGAATACTCCATCAACGACAGACGCGGGTTTAACTAAATAGGAGATCTTATGGCGGTTACAACAGCAGTATGTAATACATTTAAAACAGAAGTTTTAAAAGGCGAACACGACTTTGCGGTCAGTCAAGATAAATTTAAAATTGCTTTATACTTAACAGCAGCAACGATAAATAAATCGACTACTTCTTATGGCACAACTCAGGAATCTTCTGGAACAGCTTATACAGCTGGAGGAAAACTTTTAGCTATTGCCAATCAATTAGTTACTTTGGAAACTGACACAGCGTGTGTTGATTTTGGAAATGTTTCTTGGCAAACAGCAACGATCACAGCTAAAGGCGCCGTTATTTATAACACTTCGAGTTCTACAACTCGGAAAGCAGTTTGTGTTTTAAATTTTGGTGGTAATAAAACTTCTACAGCTGGAACATTCACAGTTCAATTCCCTGCGGTTACGGACACACAAGCTATCTTAAGAATAGCCTAAGGAGGTAACCTCCCATGGCAAATTCTTGGGGTGAATCCGGCACTTCCTGGGGCATAGGAAACTGGGGACAACAATCTAATACTACAATCACACTCACAGGAATAGGACTGACTTCTTCTTCTGGAGAAGTATCAGCTTATAATGAATCAGGATGGGGTCGAACCACTTGGGGCGATCTTGACTGGGGCGTTGACTATGATCAAACTATTGTTGAGGTTACAGGCACAAGTGTTACTTCCTCTGCAGGAGATGCTATCGCCTATAATCATTCAGGATGGGGACGTTTATCCTGGAATGACTATAGTTGGGGCACTGATGTTCAGAATGTAACTTTTAGTGTTACAGGCATTGGACTTACTTCTTCCCTTGGTGATGAAACCGCAACCGGAACAATTGAAGAAGGTTGGGGTCGAGGATCCTGGGGTAATAGAGTTTGGGGCGGCGCATATACTGCTGCTGTTACAGGAGTTCAGGCAACTGCATCGATAGGAGATACGACTGTTGTTGCTGAAGCAAATGTAAGTCCAACAGGAACTTCTACTACCGCAAGTCTTGGAGCTGTTTCTTTATTGCTAGGAGCTACAGTAACTCTAACCGGCACATCTGTAACAAGTTCTCTTGGTAGTGTTACCATTTTAGAAAACGAAATTATTACTTTAACAGGAATAGGGTTAACATCTTCCTTAGGAACAGCCACTACGGTTGGACCAGGAGTAGTTACTCTTACAGGCATAGGCATGACGGCCTCTTTAGGGGATGAAACCGTTACCGCAGATGCTCCTGTAGCAGTAACAGGAGAG